TTTCCATAGTCAGGTAGGGTTATCGTCAGAAACGATAGCCCTTCATGTTCGAACCGCCCTCTGGCCGTTTTAATGTCAGAGGTGGCGCTGGTGCAGCATAAGATGGCTGATTCCTCAGCCATCTTAGTCCAGAGTGACATCAGGCTTTTCACTCACCCTCCTAACAGAGGTAATGAGATCCCTAGCCTAGTGTCATTCGAACCATCGCATTGTCGATACGCCCATACGGGGATCATTTCTCGTATGAGTAACGACCACTCTTCTAGAGAAGAGGTAAGGCACTAAAGTGCCTTGCTTCTGTGCGATGGATCCACGTCCTGTGCCTTATGGCAGATCGAGGACACTACGGGAGGGTCAGTACACTTCTGTACTGCTCCGCCACGTAGAGAATGGATTGGGCGAAAATGACGCCAACAATCACAACAGCTTTCCAGCTGAGGTGAACGTGAACGTACAAGTCGCCGTCATCCAATTCTGCCTCGATCTGACGAAACGCTCTGGAGCTCGGAATCCCCTTTGCAGACGCAACAAAGCGTGCTGCAATAGGGCCCGAGACTTTAGCGCGAATCATCCCAGGTTAACTCTCACCAGCAAGAAGCTTGGTGATGAGAGCATCCGTACTCGCAGTGAACTGGTTCTTGAAGCCAGTATACACGGCGAGCTGCTCGGTGACCGAATACCCGGCAGGAGGAACGTCAAAAACGATGTAACAAGACATCGAAACCTTGACGTTATCCGCCGGGATAAACGGATCAGCCGTGAGCTTGGAATGGTTGATCCTGAGCAGATGCCGATTACGCTTCCCATAATCATGGGAAGCAAGCATCTGGATCAGGCCGTCAGAGCTCTGGTAGATCGTCTCGTCGCCCTCAACAGAAGTACGAGGGAGAGGAGTCGTAACTGCCGAGATCGTAACGGTCTGAGGATCAGCGAACGACATAAGGCATCACTCCTAGGGGGTCTTGGAAACACCAAGACACCCCAGTGGCGCTTGGCGTGCTACAACCATCACTACAACAATCGGACAAGTCCGAGAGCTGCAGTTATGGCCAATTGGCGCGGAGATAAGTTTTGCCAACCTATCTCGAACCCAAATGGTGTCGCTGCCTGTCGCCTCTTACTCTCGTAGTAAGTGCGAACAGGGGTTGCTGGAATGTACGCCCCAGAGGAGTCTTTAAACCTCGAAGGGCGGTCCAGTGAGTACGTTACCTCCTGGAACACATGTTCCATTATGTAACCGTACTTCAACACCAAACCATCGGTGGCCATATCGGACAAGATTGAAATAATCTGCCCGGTATTGGAAAACCAGTCGATGGCCCAAGTCCACGGAGCCACTTGCCAAACAGTATTCGGGGTAAGCTCCACACCGAAAAGGTGTGAGGCTTTTTCTGCGATACCACTTAGACCAAACTTACTGTGCTTATGCACAGGAGGAATGAAATAAGTGAAGCAGCCCGAAAACCAGTACTCTGTAAGAGTCTGGGTCTGCTTGATCAAGTGGGGTATGGACCTACTGCCATCTACAGAGATACCGAAACCAGATGTGTTACCACCTAGGTAACCATCAGAAGTTCCGACATCTACTGTAGATACAGTTGCTGTTGGTGTGAATGCATGGACTCTCCTAACCTCCTTGCCCGAGTTATTCACATAAGCCTCCATAAGCTTATGCGAATTAGCGGCAGCGTAACTTGCGTCACGTATGTCGCTGACAAGGGGGTCCCAACCAAACTCTTTATTCAGGTACTCGTGGCCAACAGAGTTGGCAATACGAGTTTTCTCCTGCCAAAGAGTTCTACCCGGTAATTTGGGTAGCTGACCATGGTATATTTCAACCAGGTCATTGGCTAGGTCGGAGACATGGTTCGTTGGTTTACAGGCCGCAATCGCTGCCGTGCCCTTCGGTCCCAGATTGTTAAGTCTGAGAGACGAAGTGCGATCGATAGCAATTGTGGTTGGATCCACTGCCAAGAGTGGTGCGTTAATCACATACCGTGATTCACGCGTCCCTTGGAAGGGGATTGGGTTCCAACCACCATAGAACAGATGGAATTGAGGTTCAATCCTCATTCCATACTGAATATGGTCGAAGGGACCACCAACGTCTGAGGTTGAAGAACGCAATTTTCCTTCAACCCGACCATGGTTCACGTCCGAGGTAACCTCGGCACCTCTTTGTGAGGTAGATGGCTTCCAAGAAAACCAGGGTTGAACGTAGGTTCTTTTATCTACGTTCGCACCTGGCTTTGGACGTTCCTCGGTTGTAAGCGCACCTGCCCATCCGGTTGGATCGGTAGGATTAGCTCGCATCCGGGTACGCAAAGACACCACCTCCCTTCACAAAGAGACCAACAGAGTGGATGGGACATTCATCACATTACTGTGATGGATGGCTGCAC